AAAATAGTTTCAGGTACCGCAAGACAACACATGCTCCAAGCTGTTTATCTAAGAGATAAGCACCCGGGGTCAACCGACTATACTGTTAGTGATAGATTTAAGTCGGGTAGAATTACAATGGCTACGTTGGTACATTCTTCTGCGATTCTATTTAATAGATTTACAGAATTCAATAAGTTTACGACAGTTTTTGCTGGCGGCTTTGATGGAACCAACGCGTTAAGCCGCGACGGTTATTACATGTCAGATCGTGCGTCATCTAGCGATACCGGTGGTCATGGTTTGAACGTCGCTGGCGGCGATTGCTACCAGGGACTAGCTTCGCTTGTTGCAGGAACTGGGGCAAATAACAACATCGTCAAGTCGTTTGAAACAGCAGTCGGAATCATGACTGACCCAACAACAGTTAGGATTAACCTCCTGGCAATACCGGGAATGAGAGATTCTGAAATTGTAGACAATGCCTTAGAGAAGGTTAGAGACTACGGCTTTAGTATGTATGTGATGGACGTAAGAAATTATGACCAGGATACAACCAGACTGTTTGATGATCATAAAAAGAAACCAGATGTTAGAATAACTTCTGAACAATTTGATGGCGAAGCAATCGACAATAACTACGCTGCAGTTTATTTTCCTGATGTTCTTATAAGAGATGATGAAAATAATAAGCCCGTAAGAGTTCCGGCATCTGTGGCAGCTTTCTCTGCCCTAGGTTTTAATGACCGCGTCGGATTTCCTTGGTTTGCTCCAGCAGGATTTAATCGAGGATCACTCGCATCAGTTGAAAATGTGCATACAAGGTTGTCTTCTGCAGATAGAGATGAACTCTATGATGTTAGAATTAATCCAATCGCCGTTTTCCCAACTGGAAAATACGTTATCTTCGGGCAAAAGACCTTGCAACAAGCAAAGTCTGCTTTAGACCGTGTTAATGTTCGACGCTTGCTTCTTGAAGTAAAAAGAAGAGTGGCATCAACGGCAAGAAAACTTTTGTTTGAGGCAAATGATGCTCAAACAAGAGCACGCTTCATTGGCGAGGTTACACCTCAGCTTGCAATTATTCAAGCGCAAGCAGGCGTAGAGAAATTTTCAGTCGTCTGTGACGGCTCAAATAATACGTCATCAGATGAAGAAGAAAACAGAATGAACGGTAAGATTATTATCGTACCTACTCTAGCAGTTGAGTTTATTGCAATGGACTTTATTGTTACAAGTTCGGGCGTATCGTTTGAGTAAGTGAATATGTATATACGTAACACAAAATTTTTGGGAGCTGAGTAATGGCAGAAAGAAACGTAAAAGCCGCAGGCGTTAGATCGCAAGAGATTGATCTTAGCGGTCCAACATCAGTCCAACCGCAGGGGGTTCCTGCTGCGGTTATTGGTACATCTAAGAAAGGACGAGCTTTTGTCCCGATAACATTTGCAACTGTTCAAGACTTTGAGGCAGAATTCGGTATGTCCGATGGCCAAAAGTTCGGACCACTTGCTGTTTATGAGTGGATGAGAAATGCACAGGCAGGTACTTTTGTGCGTGTTCTTGGTGTAGGTGATGGTAAGGAAAGAAGTTCTACAGATGGAACAGTCAATAAGGCTGGTTTTGTCGTAGGCAAAGAGCAAATTCAATCATCAACAAAAAGAATAGGTCGAAATGTTGCAGCTAATGTAGGTGGAGCCGCCGACGGCTTCGCAGGAAGAACATACTTTCTAGGCGCTTATATGTCTGCCTCAGCAGGCTCTTCCATCTTTTCAGATGCCGGCCTTCATGCAACTACAGCTGATAAGGCTGAGCCAATCTTGCGAGCAGTTTTAATGGTTCCGTCCGGTGTTATACCAGCACTAAGCAGCAGCTATAGAACAGCAGGAAAAAATACTCCTCCTAGTACCACTACTGCAAAGAGAAAAGCTGGCGCTGCAGGACATGAAGCTGTCATACACCCAGATATGCACGGAAGTGGATATGGGGATGTAACCGGACAGGATTTTGTATTGTTACTGAATGGCCATAAAGCTACTGCTGATAATAGCAATATCATATCAGCATCTTTTGAACCAACAGCAGCAAACCATCTTGCAACAGCATTAAACACTGACCCTAATCAAATGGAAGCTAAGGGTCACTATCTTTACACATACTACGACGTTGATGCTACATATGCAAAAATAACAACGACGGCAACAAAGATAAAAGATTACGGAACCGGCGCAGCTACAGCAGGTTTGGCAACAGATACGGTAAGATGTTTCATATTGTCGGGAGCTCAAGCACCTAACTCTTTTGATGCCTCTGCAATTATTCCAAACTATGAAAATTTTGAAGAAAGATATCAGGCAGCTAAGTCTCCTTTCGTCATCTCTCAAAAATTTGGTTCTGCTGCAAAAAATCTCTTTAGATTTCACGGAGTCGACGATGGCAATCTAGGAAGTGCAAGAGCTAAGATTACTATAGAAAACATTCAGGCTTCTAAAGCTACCTATGATGACTATGGAACATTTGATGTTATTGTTAGACAATTTGATGATATTGATTCAAATAGAATAGCGCTAGAAAAATATAGAGGATGTAACTTAGACCCTACGTCTGAAAACTATATTTGCAGAAAAATTGGTGATCGTCACATGTTTTATGACTTTGATCGTCGCCAAGGCTCTCAAAAGCTAAGAATTGAAGGTTTATATCCTAATAGATCTTCATATGTTCGCGTCGAAGTCCACCCAGATATTGAAGCAGGAATTACAGAAAAAAGAGCTATTCCTTGCGGTTTTAGAGGGGCACCTCACTTGCTTACAAGAGTTGAGGGAGCATCTCACCCATCGTTGTTGGCACCAGTCGGTGGCGGACCACTTGATACTACTTCAAATGCCGCTAACGGTCTAGAAGCAAGAGGACCTAGTGAATCCGGTGCAATTGGTGACGCTCCTACTGACTGTTTGCGCCCACAAGGCTTAAGTAGAGCAGTTGAGCTTCCCGTTCCTATGAGAGAGCACCTCTTAAAGCGAGGCGGAAAAGCTACAGGTCCTTTTACTTGGGGAATGCAGTTCGAAAGAAAAACAAGCAGAAAAGATCCAAACATTGGTAAGACAATAGATCCTTTAATGCACAGTTTGGTAAAATTCTTTCCTCAAGCTACAAAGAGAAGTCCAGCACCTCAGGTCTTCGACAATGAAGGAACAGCAAAGAAGTCCGGCGTGGAATATGACTGCGACTTATTTAATAACAACCTCTTTACACTTGAAAGAGTCCAAGTTGTTACCGGAAGTACTGATATCCCTTCAGCAAAGATGTGGACAGCAGCTCGTTATAAGCGAACCGGCGTAAAAGGAACACTTACCGACGCAGCTGGAAAAACTCATAGTTCGGATCATACAAGATTCTTGGATCCGTCTAAGGACTTTACAGATGGTACAGTTAAGAAGTTCCTGACGTTTACATTTACTCTCTTTGGAGGCTTTGATGGTAATAATATCTTTAATGTCGATCAGAGTAATATGTCGGACTTCGCATGTCGTCTAGAGATGGAAGATCCAAATAGAAATGGGCGTGGAGAAAATACAGTTGCTTCATACCGAAAAGCTATTGACGTACTTACAGAAAAGTCAGATACAGACATACAGTTACTAGCTGTGCCTGGTCTTCGACATCCAGCAATCTCAGACTATGCGATTGATGCTGTTGAGAATAGATTTGATGCTATGTATATTATGGACATCGAAGAAGAGGACTTGGATAACCTTGTTGTAACCGGCTCTAATATCGGGACAGAAGGTCAGCTAATTTCAGTTGATAATACAACTAAGCGATTAACTGCAAGAAATCTAGACACTTCTTTCGCAGCTGTATACTTTCCTGACGTAGTAATTCAGGATCCTAATACTAGAACGAACGTTGCAGTTCCACCTTCGGTAGTGGCACTCGGTGCGTTCTCCCTAAATGACAGAGTCGGTCACCCATGGTTTGCACCTGCAGGTTTCGCTCGAGGTCGTTTGGAATCATCTATACAGCAGAATGTCAATCTAAACCAGGATAACTTAGATCTCCTATATGGAACAGACATTAACCCAATACGTTCACACCCGCAGAATCCAGAGGCGGGCATCGTAATATGGGGTCAGAAAACACTTCAGCAGGCAAATTCTGCTCTAGATCGTGTTAATGTTCGACGGCTACTAATCGACTTACGTCGTAAGGTAAAGGCTGTTGCCAATACGTTCTTATTCGAGCCGAACAGAGAAGATACTCTGGCGAAGTTTTCCGCACAGGTAACACCGATTCTTGCAAATGTGCAGGCACAAAGAGGTGTTTCAAGATTTAAGGTGCAGATCGACACGTCGACTACGACAAAGGCAGATGTTGAAAACAATACAATTCGAGGAAAAATATACTTACAACCAGTTAAATCACTGGAATTTGTTGAACTTTCTTTCGTTGTTGCAAATCAAGGTGCTGATATTTAATGATTAGCGCATATTTAATAAATGTCCAGAACAGGATATAAGGAGTAGAATCAAATGGCAGATACATTAAATGTCACGGACATGTTACCGAATAAGTTTGAACCCAAAAGAAAGTTTAGATGGGTTTTCGCTATAGAGGGTATCGATAGTTTTCTAATGAAGACAGCAGCTAGACCATCTCTTGCAACAGCAGAGGTCGAAGTTCCTTTTCTTAACTCAACTCGTTACCTTGCAGGTAAGACGAAGTACGAGCAGTTAAGTGTTACATTGCATGACCCTATCGCACCATCAGGTGCTCAGCAAGTTATGGAATGGGTAAGAACTCACTTTGAGTCTGTATCCGGCCGAGCTGGTTACGCAGATTTCTATAAGCGTGATTGCCAGCTCAAGATGCTTGATCCGGTAGGTACAGTTGTAGAGCTTTGGGACCTCAAAGGTTGCTTTTTGGTTAGTGCAAATTTTAATGACTTGGATTACAGTGCAGATGATGCTGTTGAGATTTCAATGTCAATAAGATTTGATAACTGCATCCTTCAGTACTAAAACTCCTTACAAATACATAAGAGCACAGGGGTTACCGCCCCTGTTGCTTATTTTCTTCGTTTTTTTATTTTACTCCTT